GCGAAGCAGCCGTCGACGTCGAGGTTCGGATGAGTCTCCCTGTGTTTCATGTTCCCCTACGAGATGTATGCGCCGTAACCTGCCGCGGTAAGACTAGCAACTTCGTCGGCGTCGACTTCGTTGTTGGAGCCGCCCCAGTACACCTTGGCGATGGTGGTGATGTCGTTCGGTTCGTTCTCCGTGTAGGTGCCGTTCGTGAGGAGGAACACGTTCCTGCCGCGCGGTTCGGCGTCGAAGTGGCGCAGAAGGTTGTAGGCGACCCGTGCCTCTTGGGAGTCGAACTCTTTCGGGGGGATGCCGAGGACGACGAAGTCGTCGGTCGGTGGGCGGAAGATGCTCATGTTACGTAACTACCGTAGCCTGCGGCGACGAGTTCTTGTTTCTCTTCGGTCGACACGAAGTTCTTGGAACCGCCCCAGTAGACCTTGGAGATGAGGTCGTAGTCGCGTTGCTCGACTTGGGTGAAGGTGCCGTCGACGAGTTTGTAGACGTTGACGCCCGCGTAGGTCGGTTCGGCGTAACGGAACAAAAGTCCTGCGATGCTGTCATCGAATCGGTCCGCTGCCCTGATTTCGGTGGTGCTCGGGGTGTAGAAGATGAACAGTTTGTTTTGGGTTGCGGACGAGGAACCAGTAGCGGAGGCTGATGCGCTGCGCCGTTCGATGCGTGCCCCGACACAAACTTGGGTGCCAGCACCCGCGGCAGTGGCGGTGCGTAGGACGGTACGCAGACGCTCGGCGGTACCCGACCCTGTTCCTACCGCGGTAGCAGTGCGGGGGCAAATACGCAGGGTGACGACAGCCGATGTGCCCGTGCCTGCGGCGGTGGCGGTGCGCGCCCGTGTCGCAGAACCAGAGACGCTGGACGTTCCTGTGCCTGTGGCGGTGGCGGTGCGTAGGACGATGCGTACACCCGTCGCCGTGCCAGAACCCGTGCCAGAAGCGGACGCGGTGAAGGCACGGATGCGGACGTGGGTTTCGCTCGATGTGCCGACGCCAGATGCGGATGCGGTACGGGGTGCGATGTGCAACCCGACGGCATCACCCGCAGTGCTCCCTTGACCACTCGCAGTGGCAGACCTCGGTACTACACGCTCACCCTCAGCGGTCGACGAACCACTGCCAGCGGCGATTGCCGTACGCTTCGCGGTGAGCACAGTGACGGTCGACGATGAACCTGTCCCTGACGCTGACGCTGTGCGTGGAGATACATGCAACCCTGACGCTGCACTTGACCCTGTGCCTGATGCGGAGGCTGTGCGGTCGACGATGACCAGCCCGCGATAGAAACCTTGGGTCGTCTTGAACGGGGACGCAAAGTAGACGACCTTGCGGTACGCAAAGTTCGGGACTTCTTCAAACTCCCTGAATCCAGGGGTGTCGGTGAAACCGAACGTGAAGTCGGTGGCGCCAGTAGCCATGCGGCTACCTCACCTCAATCGAGGCTGAGCGTCAGCGAAGTGATTTGAAAAGTATCGCCAGCAGTGACGGCAGCAGAAGACGAGAGCGCACCCTTCCACAAGCAGTTGCCTGCGGTCGAGTTGTCCCACAGCGACCAGTGGCTGTACGTCTCGGTAGCGGCGACGTTCGTCCATTCCAAGGTGGCGGACGAAGCCATCGAACCTGAGGATGCAGCCGACCATGACACCGCTTTGCGGGTCGTCTCGGTCGCCGCGTTGCTGGTGCCGTCTTCGCCTGGGTCTCCCGTGTGGAGTTTCACGTAAGCGGTCGTGACGGAGAACGACTGGTTGCGGAGAGTGTCCAACAACTTGTTTTCGGCGTAGTTTGAAATCGACATCAGTTACCTCGCACGAAAGGATAGCAGAAGCAAGGGGGCGGGGCAGGGGAGGAAACCCCGCCCCCTCACCATTCTGTTTGAACTAACTAGTTAGTTCAGGAGCCGAGGCTCGAAGCCGACTCGATGCGACGCAGCGAAGCCTCACGGAATCGCGCGTAGCCGCCGAGCCAGTACCAGCCGACAGGCTGGAAGCGCTGGAGCACGTCCACCACTGGACCGCGAACGACACGCGGGAACGCGCCGTTTCCGTCCACGATGCTGTGCGCCTTGGCGAGAGCCTGACGACCACAGATGTGCGTGCAGTACGCGTCAATCGTGCCCGTCGAGCCTGAACCGTTCGACGCGTCGGTGAAGATTTTCGCGCGCGGCGTCTCGATGAAACGCACACCCTCGAACGCTCCGACTTCGCCGTTGTAGATGCCAGCGGGGTCGCTGTACACGTGCGGGTCACGCCACGAGGCGACACCAGTCTCCTTGCGGAGGTCGTACGACACGTCAGGGTGAATGTAACCCATGTACATGCCGTTGAACGACACGGCGTTCGCCTTGCGGAGAGCGGCGACGACCTTGCGGACGTCGTTCGCCTCGATGATGTCCGATGCTTCGATTTCGGTGCGAGCAGTCGGGGTGGTGCTTCCGCCGCCACCGTAGACCACGTTCGAACCAGCGGCGAGGACGTCACGGATGACGCCGTCGATGCTGATACCAGCGTTGTAGCCGACGAGGTTCGCCGCAGCAGCGTCAACGTCGAGGAACGACGTGCCGCGCAACTTGGCGGTCGTGTTCACGGCGTTGCCGTACTCTTCCAGCGTCACTTCCACCTGGCTGTCGCCCATCACCACTGGGGTGACGTCGGTGTCCTCGGTGAGGGTGCTGGTCTTCTCCGACAAGTCGTTGAAGATGGTGAACTTCACTGACGAACCAGGCATCGCCTGGGCGACAGGCATCACGTCTGCAACCGCGTCGAACAAAAGTTCGCTGCGGAGTGCGAAGTACGCAATCCTGTCAAATGCAACCTGGTCTGTGAGCAGGCTGCTCTGTTGTGTCTTGGACATTTCCTGTTATTTCTTTCCCCCGACAGGACGGGGTCCTGCGGGCTAGAGGTTTTCTGCTTCTTGTCTTGCTTGAGCCAAAATCTGCATGACCTCTTGCTCGTTACGAGCCTGGTTCAACTTGGTGTTCCAGTCAACAACGGGTTCGCTCGTCTCACCAGCGCGCTGTGCCCGCGTGATGCGGTTCCAGGCATCGGCTTCGGATTTCGCTTGCGCGTTCTCCGCAGCCTTCGCTATGAGTTGGGCTTCTTCCGCCGCTGACCTAATCGCCTCAGGGGTGATTTCACCGTCGTACCCTTTCACGAAGTATTTCGCCATCGGGTTATCCATCGGGATGCCCGCTTTCATGAACGCGTTTTCGCGTCTGATGGCGTCCGCTTCGGCTAGTGCCTGCTCTTTAGCCTTCAACTCTTTTTCGAGTTGACGCATCCGTGCCCGCACTGGGTCTTTCGGTGCCTCGTCGCCAGTTTCGTCTTCGAACTCGTGGACGTTGGACATTGGCTCACTCCTTTACCCACACCAGGTTGGAGGGTCCTGGTGGCTGTTGTCGTTATGACAGGACTGACTGTAGCACACGCTGATGTGCGTGTGTCAAGTACCCTACTGCGGTCCGCCGAGTCCTGTTTCTACGGTGCCTGATGTTGCGCCTGTGGTGCGGGCGAACTGTCCGCCAGCCTGGAACTCTCCGACACGTTGGGCACGACGACGCTCCAACGCCTGTTGTGCGGCGACGTCGTAACCGAACGCGGCACCGACCTTCTGGGCTTCGGTGAGGGCTTCTTCGCCACCCATCTCCTGATACAAGCCAGCCAACTGACCGACCCGCTCGAACACCCCTTGAGCCTGCTCTGGGGTGTAGCCGCGGGCAACCAGTTCCTCCGCCGATGTCGCCCCGATAGCCATGCCGCCCTGCTCGCGGGCGCGGGCACCGATACGGGCAGCCTGCACCTGACGCTCCAACGCCTGCGCCCCACGTGTCGGGTCAATAAAGTAGGCAGCCAAAGCGTTCTCGTCGTTACCGACCTCAGGGTAGAACTGGCGGAGCGTGTTCAGCACCTGCGGGTCTGCGTCACGAACCTTCGCGAACCCTTCTTGGATGCGCTGCTGGAACTCGGCGGGTGAAACATCGCCTTCGATGAGGGCTTGGAAGTCGTCCTGCTGGTCGTAGAACCCAGCAGGCAAACGGTTGGAGCGCATGATGGTCGCATACTGCTGTTCCAAACCGATGTAGGTAGCGGGGTCGAGTTCGGGTAGTCCTTTGGCTGCGCGGGCGGTGTTCGCTTTGAAACGGGTACGGAACTGCTCGGTGCCGCGAAGGTTGAACAGGATGGCATCGGTGTCTTCGATGCCTTGGGCGAGCAGCCCACGGATGTTCCCCTCCAACCCTTGTAGTCCTGCACGTTGCAGGAAAGAGGAGATGATGCCGAAAGCGTTCTCACGTTGCTGCGCTACCGCGGCGGCGTTCGCTGCTTGGGCTGCGGCGAACTGGCGGGCAGACTCTTCACGGTCCAGGCGTGCGATGCGCTCTTCTTCCGATTCGCCACCACCGCCTCCTCCGCCACCCCCGCCTCCGCCGCCTTGCGGACCCTGCGAAGCGGGATAGGTTGCGATGAGGTCTTGAATCTCTTGACGGACAGGACTGGGTGCTGTGACTTCTTGTTCGACGATGTCTTCGAACATCGCTGTGGTCGATACGTTGCTCATGCCCTGAACCCGAACGCTTTCTCCAAATCCATCACCAAACTAGTCGCCTTCTGCTTAGCCTCCGAAGTGAACTGCCAACCATACCGCTCGTCAGACTTCAACGTCGTCATCCAATCCGTCAACGACATCGGCTCCTTGCTCATCAACGCAGACGCGAACTGCGTCGGAACACCATTCTCATCCAGCAACGACACCTGGTCGGGGGACTTCTCCAACACGCGCGAAGCAATCGCCTGGTACGGCTGGAAGATGGTCTCCACAGAAATACCGCGGTCCAACAGGTCGGCGAACGGCTTGTACGAAACCTTGGCGATGTCACGCAGATTGTTGCGGAGCATGTCCTCGGTCATCACAATGCCGCTCGCGGGGTCGGCTTCGCCAGCGAGGATGCGTGCAATCGTCTGGTCGTCAGCCTTCTGCCCGTAGGCGCGGTAGATGCCGCGGATGCGGTCTGCGTCCTCGCCGCGCAACGCGGTCTTCGCGGCGACCGACGTACCGAACGCGGGTTGTGCGGCGCCGCGCTTGAACGCGGCACGATAGACGAGGCGACCAAGTTCAATCGTGTCCGACTGGTTACGGGCAGCGGTAGTAGCGACTTCTTCGAGCATCGCTTGGTCGAACTGGACTTCACCGTATTCGGTTTGGATGTCCCTGATTTTGGCTTCGATTTGACGACGCTGTTCCCCTGGGCTTGACGTGTCAAACGCCTGCTGTTTCTTGCTGGTGTTGCGACCGTATGCGGTGTTGGCAAGTTCCCGCAAAAAGGTTTTCTTGCCCTCCTCGCTGTCAAACCAGTCTTGTTCGACGGCGCGACGCAACAGTTCTGGAACACCCTCATACTTGGGGTCGAGAAGGTATTGGTATTCCCCTGCTTCTGTGGCGACTTGTGATTCCCAATCGGCTTGCGGTTTCTTCCCAGCCTTCAAATCCTCGCGAATCTTCTTGCGGTTCGCTGGGGTGTCGGGCAAACCTGACGTCGCGAGAGCCGCATCAACGTCGGCTTTGGTAACCGAAACAGGTGCGGCGGCACCAGCGCCAGTGCCACCAGTCGCACCAGTACCGCCAGTTACGGGAACCCCAGTAACGCGACCAGCCGCAGCCTCGGTACGCATCGTTTCTTCTGCGGCGGCGGCAGCGGGACTCAAACCAGTGCGTGCGACGCCACCGACGCCAGCACGAACCGACGGACCAGGCTGGTTGACCGCCGAAACGACTTGGGTAGCCAACTGACCAGAGGCTTCTTGGTACTTCTTGAAATCCTCTGGGTCCTTGGTTGCCTGGTAACGCTTCCAGAATCCTTCCGCGTACTCTTTTTGTGCCGTGATGTCGTCACGGGTAATCATGATGCGGACACGCAACTTGTCCAAAGAATCAACCAGCGTCTTGCGGTTCTGGCGCAGACGGTCCAACAGTTCCGTTGCGCGTTCACGCTTGTAGGTTCGGTTCCCAACTTTGATGTTGTCGGTGCGGCTGGCACTCAACGCGGCATCGAAAGCGGCGAGTTCTTCGTCGTTAGTGGCGATGCGGGTGCGAATCGTTTCGAGGTCGGTGTACGCCTTTTGCAACTCGTTGACTGGTACGCCAGTGACGCGCGACTGGCGGATGGCGTTGATGACGTTCGCGATGTCGGTGAACAAGCCCCAGTTGTACGACTCAGCCTCGTTCTCGGTGATGTTGCCAGCCTGAACTTGTGTCCAGAGAGCCTGCTTAGCCTCCCTGGAAATGCGGAGGCTGTTTATCCAAGGTGCGTCCTTATCCCACGGATTCATCAACCACCTCCAAATGCGCGTTCAACCAAATCAGCCAGCGTACGGAAACCTTCGACCTTGCGTTCCGTTTCCCGTCCCTGACCGACAGCCATCTCCGTCAACGTCGACAACGCGGGCGCCTGTTCGACGCCACCCATTTGTGCTTGACGTTCGCGTCCCTGTACGAACTGGACCGCATCTCGGACTTCTTTCGCTGTGAGCGGTCGACCCAACTGGCGGAACGACTCCTCTGACAGAACTTTGGTTATGTCTTCTTTTGCGGTGACGCGAATAGTGCGTCCACCGCGAGCCTGTCCGCCAGGGACTTCGGTCTGCAGGTACGCGAGACCGATGTCGTCGGTGACGCCCCAACGATTCAGGCTCAACAGATACTGTGCGGTCGCGTTCAAGTCACGCGAGTCAAACGTGGACGTCGTTGGTTTGCCGCCGTCGTAGAGTCCTCGGTCGGCGAAGAAGTTGAGGCGGGAGATTCGTTCGCCACGCTCCAAGGATGCCAAGTAGCGGTATGCCTCGGTGAGGATGTTGGATGGGTCGTACGGATTGCGTTTTACGACACCGTTACCGTCAACCAAACCAGGTCCGACATAGACCATTTGGTTGCCGCGGCGCGTGAAGTATTTATCTTGGTAGATTTCGGGGGAAAGCCTGTTGGCTCCGATGCCCGTTGTGGTGCGTTGCACGTTGACGGGGCGTGCGGTGAACTGGAAGTCGTCACCCAATGAATACGTGGGCACGTTCGTGGTGCGAGGGATTACAGTGGGCGGAGGTCCGACGTCTACGATGCTGCTGCCAGTGGTCGTTTGGTCAGGCGGCGGCGTCTTGTCTTGAGTCATGCTCATAGTTCGTCGACCTCTGATGCTAGTTCACGGTCCCACACGCGTTGGAACTCTGGCACTGCTTCCGACAACGCGTTGCCGATGTTGAACAACCACTGGCGCAAATCTGCCGCCTGTTTCGCTGTCGCGAATCCGCCTTCTTTGCCGCCTGCTGCAACGTATTCGGCGATGGCGCGGTCGCGGTAACGCAAGTATTCGGACACGGCACCAGCAATCTCGTTTCCCGCAAGACGGGAGTCTTGGACCGCTCGCTTCATTTCTTTGATGCTGCGGTCGAACTCGCCGACCGTGAACACGGGTTGGGCGGGGAAACCTGGCAGTTTCTCGTGAATCTTCTGGCGGGCGTTACGCAACCAGTCCTTGACTTCTTCTGGCGGGTACTGTCCAGCCTGTTTCTTGAGGTCGCGGTAGAGGGCGTTGCCGACACGGAACTGAGCCAAGTCAATCATCTCGGACGCGGTAAGGCGTTTGCGTGAGCCTGTGCGAATCTGGCGGTCCCACACGGAGAACGAGAAGTCGTCTCCGCCTGGGGCAAAGTAGGCGGCTACGAGCGGGAACGCCTCCATGACGCCTTTGTTTTTGCGTTCCCAGTCGCCGAACTGTTCAGTCGCGGCAATACCAGGCTGTTGTGCCTGGGTCTTGGAGGAAACATAGAGGAGTGCGTCGTCGCCGTAAATCTCCAGGAATCGTTTGACGGCGGTGTCGTAGTTTTCCGCTTGCAAATCTTGGAACGCTTTCAACAAATACGACGCGTAGATGTCGCCTTTGTCCGTTTCAACGATTGCCTCGGGCGTACCAGAGGTCGGTCCGAGGAACTGGGACAAGGCACGGAAACCAGTGAGCACGCGGGCACGCCACTTCGCATCGTTCAAGAGGCGTTCTTTTTCTGCTGGGTCGTCAAGGTTGTACTCGCCAGATGTCGACAACGCACGCACAGTTTCGGTGTAGGTGTTGGCGTAGATGGATTCGGTTTTGCCTGGGTTGTCTCGGGCGGCAGAATACGCTTTGGTGACATAGCCAGGGACCAGCGCACCTAGTTTCTTTCTGCCGTAAGGCAGAAGGAACTCGACGATGGCGTCGGTCGACGGGGTGTCGGGGATGAGTTCGGATGCAGCCATCTGTGCGACTGGTCCGATGGCGGGGATGACTTGGAGACCCATCGACAAGCCCTTGACTGGTGCTTGGAGCGGCGCGTTGACACCCGTCAAAAGTTTCGCCAAATCGCCCGAAAACGGGATGTTGAACGTGTTCTGACCCGTCACGGGGTCCTTGTAGAAGAATCCTTGTCCGTCGTTGTCTGGGTCGAAGTTGGTTGCGCCGTTGTAGATAAGTTGTGCGCGGCGAATCTTGGTCGGGTCGTCGTACAAGAACTTGCCGTAGGTGGAGATGATTTCGCGCCATGCGGCACCGAACGGGACGATGATACGCAGGATGTCTTCGAGGTTGTTGCGTTCGGTGGCGTTGAACAACGTTTCCTTGGTCGAGTTGAGCGCACGCAAACCTGCGTAATCTTCCAACTGTTTCACCGTGCCAGTACCGTTGGCGGAGTCAAGTTTGCTGATGAGAGCGTCATACTGTTTCTTGCCGCCAAACATGACTTCGGGTGTGGTGTCAAGGCTCTTGGCTCGACCAGCGATGGAGTCCTTGAACAGTTGTGCTTGTTCCCGTGTGAGCAGGTCGGCGTTCTCGACGAACTGCTCGTAGTAGAACTGGCGGT